TTTGACTAGCGGGCTTAATTTCTATAAGTTCCACAGACATTTGATTCTTCTTATCTATGTATTGAATGAAGAAATCTGGGACATAAATGGTTTGTTTGTTGGTAAGTGGATCTCTGTAGGGAATATTAATTGCTTCACTTGCCCACTTAATAATGCTAGGATTGTTATCGCAGAAATTCATAAAGCTCCATTCCCAACTGGATCTATATGTTGGCACTTTAGTACCGACATATTTTTCGGGGTGCTTCATCGCAAATTTTCCGCGAGCGAATTTTGCCATATTAGACTAAAATGTTGCGACTTTCGTAAGTGTCAGTTGCTGGTGCAATTCTGTAACCTAGTAAACTAGTTTTCTCTCTGCTACCATTTAACACTTGTGTTACAACCTGAGTTAGTTGTATATCCGTTAGACTTTTTAAACTGTCTATTAAGGCAAACACTGCAACATTTTCTTTTCTTGCTTGGTTTAATAGTGTAATAGCAATACTGTTGGCACTATTTGTATCAAAACCGCGTTTAAGAAAAAATCCAACTACAGCATCAATTTGCTCAGCTGGAAAACTAACAGTCTTTGAAAAATAATTATCAAAAAATGTTTTTACGTTTTTACTAGTTGCTGGTTGTGGTAAGTTTGTTCTCATTTTTATCCTTCACCCCATCCGTCATTTCCTGGATCTGATGGAGTACCTGTACCGTCTTGTGTATTTAATGGTGCTGCATCATCGCTAGATGGACTAGCTGGTTGATCTTCTTGTGTAGTAGGTGCTGGACTATCGTCCTTGGTTTGATCTGTAGTTGCAGGGTTGTCTGTGCTTTGTGAATCGCTAGCATTTTTATCTGAGCTTGGAAATAATGTATCTTTAATTCCACTAACTGCACCACTAACCGCACTAGATATCCCGCTGATTCCGCCTAAAGCGTTGAATGCCGCGATGCCAGCACCGACTAATGCTGTGCCTGCTACTAAATTACCAATACCCAACCCACCACTAGTATTTTGATTTTGATTTACAGAATTAATAGCATTTGCCAGTATTCCTGGTGCCAGTGCATTTGTGTCAGTACTTTGTACAAAACTTGGTCCACCATCGCTAGGAGTAGTTATACCAGTCAATGAACTAGGCGTTGTATCGTAATGTGTTAATCCAAATCCTTCTGGTGTTCCGGCTTCTACAGCACCTTGACTAAATGACACAGCTTCGTATACAATTTTCATATCAAAGTCGTGTACACCTTGATCGCTATAACTAACTTTGTTATAGTTCCAGTTAGTTGCTATAGGGTTGTATAATTGATAACAAACATATTCGTGTCTTGCCATCTGATAAATTTTAATGTAGTTAAAGAACGGTTGGGTACTGCCATTGTCAAAACCATAAGGAGTTGGCATTGCTGAACTATAACCTGTAGTAGCATTTCTACTATATGCACCAGCTGTATTAGCACTCTTGCTGTCTGCGTAGTAATATGTAAAATAGTTCTGCCACAACTGGTTGATTAACCCCATATTATCGTCGTGGAACTTAATACTAATTTCACCGTACTTAACTTGATTCTGTACGTTTTTCTTTCTGTTGTATTGATTTAATGTTTCTGTTTGTATAGTAAAACTTGGCAAGTCTACACCTTTAACTAACATATTAATCTCTTGTCCGTAGCGTTGTACTAGATTAATATTCTGTAAAGCACCTTGGTTAATGCCAAATGCCACGTGGAATAAGAATCCACTTTTAGGTGCTAGTCTAAATTGATCTACATTAAAGAGGTTGGCAGCGTGACGCCAATCTTTTAAGATTGTAGGTGGGTTAGACTGTAATGCAGAGTTCGGAGTAAAGGCCATACTAATATTTATCGAAAAGATAAACTGCGCATATAATGAAGAGTCAATAAAAAACCTACCGAAGTAGGTTTTCTATTATTAACTACCGATACTGTTTGTACCGCCTGGAGTAGTTCTAACTGCTGTTGGAGAACCTAATGATCCACCGATTACTTGAACAGCGTTGTCGAACTGAATGCTTAGTTCTAAAACTACTGGTTCTTGAGCTTTATAATCTAAGCCTGACCAGTTTGTGCTTACCAAGTAGCAACCATAAACTTCCCAAGATTCTAACACTACTGGAGCACTTGATCCGTTACCGCCATCAAGCATTTCAATACGAGTTGTAAACTTGTAGTCGCCAGCTGCTGCGGCTGAGCTTTGTTCAAAGAAGTCGAATTGTTTCTGGTTTTGTTCGCCTACTAATGTAGTAACAGCTCCAGTAACGTCATCACGAATCTTAACTGCCAATGGATCCCAAGTTGGCTTACCAGCGTAGTTGATCTTACTGTTGTAAATTTCAATTACTTGGTTTGCGAATTTAACACTTGGACGTCCACAATCTTGAACTTGTTTTGTAAGTTCTGTTGTTGGGCTAGATTTTCCAAAGTTTTCAAAGCTAATGCGGAAGCGATATTTCAGCTTCGGCATTAGCATACCTTGTGAGCCTGCGCTCTGGTCACTAGCTAACGGTACTGTAAAGTTTGATAATGCTGCGATTGCCATTTATATTCTCCTAATTATGCGCCAAGGCCAGCTATAGCACCAGTGTTCTCTAGACGCATTGGGATATAGATAAACTCAACTGATTTGACTGGTTCAATTGCGATGTCAACGTGCAATTCATTTTTGTCGATTCTAGCTGGTGTGTTATTTGATTTATCGCAAACTACGATAAAGTCATATAGCGCACGTTGGCCAGTTAACTCAAGCAACATATTTTCAATTTGTTGTTTGATTTCGTTACGTGTAATTGTATCGTTAGGTTCAAATATGAATGGTTTAGCAATCTTATTCAACTGATAACGTAAGTAAATTACCAAACGTGCTACGTTAATGCGATCTAAACTACTTGCAACTAACTGACGTGTGTACTGTCCATAACATACTAAGCCTGTTCCAGCTAGGTATGTAATTGGATTAACGTGGATTCCAGCTAGTGTATCACGCTGTCCGCCGTTTAAAGCAACAGTTTGGAATTCACCAGTTTGTCCATCTACGTAACCAACTGAACTTGCGTTTGTTACACCACCACGACGTACACCAGCTGGTGCAAACCAAGGATAGCTAACATTGTCGCTTAGAGCGATTGTACGCAACATAATGTGACTTGGAGGAACAACTACATTGTTACCTGTTAAGTCCTGTGTATAACCCCAAGGATAGTACACAGCTGCGTAGCTGTTTGTAGCGATTAGACCATCTTCACCGTCTACAGCCGCACCATTTACGTTGTTACCCCAGTTGCTCAATGAAGTAGCGTCTGGTGTTAAACGTGCTGGACTATCTGCAACAATAAATGCTGATTGACCGTTATCTGTGTTCAAGCTGATTAATGGGCTTAGAGTTTCTAAGTATCCTGGGCAGCTTAACAAGTTATAGATAACTGTGTCTGGTTGACGAATGTTTTGATTAGCTTCAATAGTAGCTGTTAGAGCTTTTAACACTACAGCACGTTGAGCTTTACGTCCAAATGTGCCTGCACCATCTAACTGGTTAGGAGCATCACTTACCCAACGATCTGGATAGTAATTTGTCATTGGTTGTGGAGCTGCGTCAACTAAGAACTGATGATTTAGTTCTTGTGTATCTACAAAGTTCTTAACATATTTCTTAACATTGTAACCTGAACGACGTAAGTTCCATAGCAACATACCTGTTGGGTATAGTGCTGGATCAATAACATCAGAGTCTACGTAGCTACTTTGTAGCAATGACTTGATTGAGTCAGGAGCACCAGCACCAGTTTGTGGTGCGCTTAGTGCGCTGTTATCATTCCAACGTGCATCAGCAAATTCAATACCTTCGCTTGTTGTATGATCTGCATTGTCAACTAGTACCCACTTCTTAGTTAAGAAGTTGAACTTGTAAATCATTGGGAAGTTTTCGATGTCAGCTGTGCTAACCCAAATATCACCGTGATTTAAACCTTTACCATCGCTACGTACTTTTGGTTGTGTAGCACTTACGATTGGTCCTGCAGGGTCTGTTGAAGTTGTTCCACTTGCAAAACCAACACCTGGATTTACTACAGTTTGTCCAACTGTTGTTAAGTAACCTACCCAACCTTGTCCTGGACCTGCGTTAACTAAAATGTCAACTTCAGTGATATCACTGTTGTACCATAATGTTTGATCTGCTGGATCTGTTACTGGACTTGATACGCTTGGAGTAATAAATCCTACTCCGTCAACTGTTGAAGTCCATAAACTAGCAACATAATCAGCATCCATTGAAGGACTTGTATATAAGTTAGCTGTTGAAGCTACTGGGAATAAAGTTGCTAATGGAGTGTTTCCGCCATCAGTAAACTTAATATCACCGCCAGCTACGTGTGTAATTGTAACGCTGTTATCGCTATTAATTACAGCACTGATATTAGCATCACTTACTGCACTAGTAAAAGCTGTTAAGAACGCACGAGCGTTAGCTGTTCCGCTACCAGTACCAGTTTCTGCTGTAAATGATACAGTGATTGGACTTGCTGGTTGGAATGTACTTGCACCTGGAATTGTGTAAGATACTGTAAATGAGTATGATAGAGCTGCTAATAATCCATCTGTAAATCTTACAGATTGAATATTCATTGCACCAGCACCACTACGTGCATATACAAGGAAGTCTGCTGTTTGTGGAGCTGCTTCCATTACATCATACTTAACATACAATGCACCAAACGCTAAGTTTGCGCCGCCGCCTGCTGGATCTAAAGTTGCTAAAGCTACAGCTGAATTAGCAAATAGTTTAGCTGGTTGTTGTACCCAACTGTTAGTTGCCGCAATATACTTCTTAATTACCCAGTTAGCACCTTGGTTAACTGCTGTTGACTTAACCCATACGCTGCCGCTTGGAGCAGGAGTTCCGCCGCCAATGCTTGAACCGTATGATAAGCCATCTAATGTCTTGAATTTAGGAACACTTGTGTGTGGCCCAATGTTCAATGATGGTGGACGATATGTAACTGATTGCATACCTAGTTTTGCAACTGCTGTTCCGCCTAGTGTAAAGCTACCTGGAACATCGCCTGATTGAGCTGCACCAGTACCATCACTGTAAATGTTCAAATAACCATTTGCATCAACACCAGCTGTAATACCAACACTTTGGAATTCGCTAGTAATAGTTGTTGCTAAAGATGATAAACTGTTACTGTGGATTTGTACATAAGCACCATTAATTGTCAATGTATCTGTTACAGGGTTAGCAATATAGAATGTAGCATTTCCAGTACTTGGGAACAATGATGGATAACTTGTTACTGTATATGTACCTGCACCTGCGTCAATAACACCAGTAATTGTAGTTTGAGCAATAAATCCAGCTGTTGTTGCTGTACCTGAACCAGATCCAGCAGCATTTGCTGTAAATGTCTCGCCTACGTTTGGAGTTGAACTTGCACCAATAGCGTGCCAGTTTGTGTTACCTAAAATAGCAATAGTGTAGCTATGTCCAGATACAAAGCTACCAGCTTGGATTGTACTTGTTAGCATTAATCCGCCTGCTGGAATTGCAGGAATTACACCAGAAGCAACTGTTAAAGTTGTTCCACTGATAGAACCTGTAAATGTTGTCGGAGCTGCATAACCTAATGTGCCAACACCTGGACCGCCTGGAGCTGCTGCCCAACTTGCTTTCCACTGACTGCTACCAACTTCTACCCACTTACCAGCAAGTAAAATACCGTCAGTTGCATATTTCTTAAACCACAATGTGTTTGTTGTTGATGTTGCTACTAGTGCGTATGCACCAATTTGTCCATAACTATCAATAGGAGCACCACTGTCGTTAACCAATGAACTATCAGTAATAACAGCTACTGATTGATGCTGGAATGATTGACCGTTTGTTGCTGTAGCGGCATCTGCGTCCCACTCAAATACACCAAAATTGCTGTCTGCAATATCTAACCAGAATGTACCATCTGCTGGTAATCCAGTTGGAGCATCTGCGCGAGCTACTAGTTGACTTGTATCAACATCAGCACGTACAACATAAGCACGATTACTTACGCCTAAGAAGCTGTAAGCAGCTTGTAGACCGTATTCGTTTAATTCACCAGCGTTAACTGGATTGTTTTCTGCGTCAGTTTGGAAGTAAGGAATACCGAAAGTATTTCCAAGATCCATTTGGCTTGTTAGTAACCAAACTTTACCTGCGTTTGCTGGAGTTGTTCCTGGTGCAATACCAGTGCCAGCGGAATTCATTTTGTTTGCTGCTGAAGCAACTACGATTAAAGGGACTGTGCCAGGAGCGCCTGGTGTGTAGAACGACTCGTCTACTACTGTTACGCTTACGCCTGGTGAACTTAGTTGGGCCATATTAGAATCTCCGTTTGAACATTGTTCTTAAATGTATTTATAGCATTTTGAGTTTTTATAGCTTATATACGCCACCAAAAGTGACCAAAAAGGCTTAAATAAAATATGAGACCACTGTGTTCGTGCGGATTACGCCCTGTAGCTATCAACTACTATAAAGAAGGTAAGCCTTTTTATAGGAGTCAGTGCGGTGCTTGTATACGGGGAGTTAAAATACCTAGATGGTATACATCGGGCTACAGACTAAAAAATAGCTGTGATAAGTGCGGATTCAAAAGCCCGCATAAAGAAGTTTTTGTTGTATTTCACGTAGACGGAGATCTTAATAACTGCCGTCCAGTAAATTTAAAAACAGTATGCTCTAACTGCGCTCGAGTCCTACATAAAGAGGGCGTTCGTTGGCGTCAGGGCGATCTGATACCCGATCTATAACATCTTTAATCTGTGTATATAAATCGTCAATAGTACCGTTATTATCCAGTTCAAAATCAAACTTAGTTCCAACCCAAGCTGTTTCGCTAGCGTGAATTCCTAATTTACTCATACGATTTTTAGCTAATGCCCAGTTCATACAATGTTCACCAGCGTTCATATCTACCGCATCTTTGTACCATACCGGTTCGTCTCCGCGTTTTACACGAATTACGATGCCGCCAGCGTCTTTAATTGATTTAATTTCATTAGGAAAACGGCAATCGCTAATAACAACATCGTCTGTACTTAGACGTAATTTGTTTTCTAAACTAGCTATCCACATATCGTCGTGGAATCCGTTGCGACAAACTTCTGTACCCCAGTATTGTAATACCCACCGTGGGGTTAAATGTGGCATATCTAAGCGTTCTGCCCACCAAGTGTCAACTTGCTCTCGCCAATCACGGGCTTGCTTAGTACGGCCTTCTAACATAGTTCGATCCCAACCAAATACCTGTGCTACAGCATCTTTTAAACTGTTAGCAAATGATTCTCGTCTAAAACCGTGGAAGTTAGTCAAATAGTCGGCAATAGTATCCTTGCCTGAACCGATAAAGCCGCAAACGCCAATAATCATAGTTGTCCCCTGTATGTGATACAGTATATAACAGTTTTGTTACAAGGTCAAATTATTTGTTAGCCAATAACGAATGTTAAGCCTGATCCGCCCGCTACGTAAGTATCTAATTCTTTATCAAGACGCTCAAAGTCTTCTTTAGCACTTGATTTCAAATCGCCTCCGTTCATCTGAATTGAACTACCCGGGCCAGCAATTGAAGCAAATTTACTACGTGCTTCGCCTAGCATAACTTTACAAACTGCAAGAGTATAATCTTTTAGCCATTGCTTGGCATAAATGTCTTGTAGTAGGACCCAATCTGGTCTATGATTATAGCTTTGGATTAGGATTTGTTCGCCCTGGGCAAAAGGACGTTGTAAAATATCTATGATGTGTGTAGTTGGTTTCCATAGGAATTCAATATAGCTACCAAACATACGTCCAACTAGCTTTTGATATCCAGCAAACGCATCATACGTTGCTAGTCCGCCCATCATAGATCCTGACATCAAATATGTATTTGTATATGCCAGGTTAAAGGGTTCAAACAAAGTACCACCAGCACCGATACCGCTACGACTGCCGATAGCACGACGAAATACTTGGCGTACCGCAATAACTTCATCGGGTAATCTGTATTCATTTTGATCCTGTATTAATTCAAGGAACAAGTAGCTTTCTTCCACACTATTTGGGCTTTTTTGACGGTAACGATTTAACGCACGATCCAAGGCAGCTTCGTAGTGTTCAGGATCTAGTTCTACTTCGATCATCTGGTCACCTAGCATTAGCTTAACGTACTTGAATACGTTATTTCGTTCTATAGTACTGTTAGATTGTGTTGTTGGGGCTAATTCGTCCATAAATAGTTCCTCTACTATATTTAGCTGGCAACAGCTAACGATAAATATCATATGTCATATAATTCCTTATTTTTATCTAACAAATATACCAGTTGGTATTATGCAATTATTACCAATGCACAGGCTAGGATATCTGAC